TAACCTTGAGGAGTATGAAAAGAGAATGTTAGAGAAACCAGAAGACAATAACGTAAAAGTTCCCACATTTCGTGGATTAACAGCTATGCAAGAGAAATTTTGCATGGAGTTTGCAGGTCATGGGGACGAAGTCAAGGCATATTTAGCAGCAGGCTACCAACCAGACAAGAATGATGCACGAACTAGGGCTAAAGCTAGGGTAATTATGAAGAGTGATAAGGTTATGGAGCGAATCAAAGAGTATCAAGACGAAGCCGTAACTAAAATTACGTGGACAAAAGAAAAAGTTCTAGAAAGATTAGCAAAAGTTTATAATGAAGCTATGCAAGACAGTGATTTTACAAATGCTAACAAATCTATGGAGCATATTGCCAAACACTTGGGCATGTTTGTAGATAAAGTAGAACAAACCGTAAAGACAACTGGCTTTGAGAGTGGTGATAAAAAGAAAGACGTAGAAAGATTAGTCAAGATAGCTGGTCTGAAAGTTGTGTCGTCAAACAATGAACCTAAAAAATAATGAATCTATAAGCGACGAAGATATTGCCAAGCTTAGACATCTGGCATTCCAAAATGTTCGTGATAACTTCTCTGGTTTTATAGAAGCCTTTGCACCTAAGTTAGTTGCCGACTTTAAAATGGGTAAACACATAGATGTCATTAGTAAAAAGCTACAACAAGTAGAACAAGGAGACATTAAAAGGTTGATGGTCTTTCTTCCACCACGTAGTTCTAAATCATTAATATGTTCTAAGCTATTTCCAGCTTGGTATTTGGGTCGCCACCCTAATCACGAGATACTGTCGGTATCACACAGTGATCAACTTGCATCTGACTTTGGTAGAAGTGTAAGAGATGTTGTTAATGATCAAGATTATCAATCTATCTTTGAAGATGTAAAACTTAGATCTGATGTTAGGGCTGCAGGTAAGTGGCAAACAAATAAGAACGGTGTATATGTAGCAGCTGGTGTACGAACACAAATCGCTGGTCGTGGTGCACATGTAGCTTTACTTGATGACGTAATGTCAGAAGAAGATGCATTCAGTGAGGCAGGTCGAAGATATATTAAAGAGTGGTACCCCGCAGGTTTACGAACAAGACTTATGCCGAATGGCTCTATTGTAATAATTAACACTAGATATCACGAGGATGATATATGTGGGTGGTTGTTATCTAATCAAGGCGATCAAACAGATAAAGCTTTAAACTGGGAGGTTATAAGAATACCTGCATGGGTTGATGATGATAGTAGTAAAATATTAAATCTACCAGTTGGTGAATCATATTTTCCAGAATGGAAACCAAAAGAGATATTAGAAAACGATGAAGCAGAAATTCGCAGACACAACGGTTCACGATATTGGGAATCGTTATATATGCAAAATCCTGTACCAGCTGAAGGTGGTATACTTAAAAAATCATGGTTCAGAATATGGGAAGATACAGATCCACCTCAGTGTGATTTTATAATACAAACTATGGATACTGCTTTTTCAACACGAACTACGGCAGACTATAGTGTAATTCAAACATGGGGTATCTTTGTTACAACCGAAACAGATAGTGAAGGTATTGAAAGAGATATCGGTAATTTAATTTTATTAGGCAGTGTCCGTGGTCGGTTTGAATATCCAGAGCTACGAAGTAATGCACAAGATGCATTTGATGAACATGATCCAGACATTATAATAATAGAGAAGAAAGCCAGTGGGCAATCGTTAATACAAGATTTACGGAGAGCAGGTTTACCAATACTTGAATATACTCCAGATCGTGATAAAGTAGCGAGAGCCTATGCCGCATCTCCGTTGGTTGAGTCGGGTCGTGTTTGGTTACCTAATAAATTGTGGGCGCAAGTATTATTTGATGAAGCAATTAGTTTTCCAAATGCAGCACACGATGACCAAGTAGATGCAATGGTTATGGCGATACATTATATGAAAGATTCTTGGCACTTGCAACATCCCCATGATCCGTATTATAGTGATAATGACAATAC